CAAGGGCAACATGAAAAACGGCATTTATGTGGCGAAAACTTCTGCGTAATTCTCCTGCGTGGGTGGGGTGGGACATCCCATCTCACCCACATTTTTATACAGGCGTGTGACCGACCGGAAAGGCAGCCGGCTTTGACCCGGCTTTTATGCAGGTTCGAATCCTGCCGCGCCTGCCAGAATGAAGGGAATAGATTGCCACGACCGGTGTGCGCACCGGTCTCGCAGGCCCCACATCTTCAGGTGCGGTCTGCCGAAGCCATTACAATTGGGCTTCGGCAATGACAGACGGGCCGATGTGGGCACCGGCCCCTACGAAGACAGGGCGAAAGGATGTGGATAGATGGCGAATATTGTGGATGATGCGGAAGTGAAGGTATACAGCATCGATGAATTTGAGGGATTGAATGAAAGTGAAGACGGCGACACGCATCTGAAAATGGGTGAAGCGTCCTTTATTCAAAATTGGCGGATCACCGATGAAGGGCATCTGAAGGTCAGACCGGGCTACAGGACGGTGGCTTCGTTTTCCGGGCCTGTCAGAGGGCTATGGGTCGGCTATGTCAATTCCGGCGTGAAAAAGGTCTGTGCCGCAGACGGCGGCATCTACGATCTGACGGACGGAGAGGCGAAGAAGATCGGGAGCTGCTGGGATGACAAGACCACGTTTTTCGGCTTCCAGAACAAGCTCTATATCCTGAACGGCCATGAGTACCTGATGTGGGACGGAGAAGGTGAAGTGGACGCAGTAGAAGGATACATTCCGTTGATCGCAACGGCGATCACGCCGACCGGCGGCGGTACAACGGTGGAGAATGTGAACAAACTGACGGGAAAGCGGCGAGTGAAGTTTTCTGCTGACGGAGAAGCCACGGTGTATCAGCTGCCGGAAGAACACATTGTCGGCGTGGACAAGGTGGAGCTGGACGAAGAGCCGCTTCTTGGCTGGACGGTGGACAGGGCGGCAGGGAAGATCCGCTTCAAGGGCGCACCAAAGGAAGGCAACAGCAATCTGCAGGTGTGGTACAGCGTGAAAAACACCATGCGTTCGGAAGTGGAAAAGATGCGCTTTTCCGAACAGTTCAACGGCGCTGCGGATACAAGAGTGTTTCTCTATGGTGATGGCTCCGCCAAGGCGATCTATTGCGGCGTGACAGAGGACGGAAAAGCTTCTGCCGAATACTTCCCGGATCTTTATGAAGTGCAGATCGGCTCTGACAATGCGCCGATCACCGGCATGATCAAGTATTACGACAGGATGATGAGCTACAAACCGAACGGCGGCGCTTACTCCACGACCTACAATGTGCTGACGCTGGACGATGGCAGTATTATCCCCAGTTTTCAGACCATTTCCATCAACAAAGAGATCGGCAATGATGCCATGGGTCAGGTGCGGCTTGTGAAAAACGTGCCGCGGACGCTGTTCGGCGGCAATCTGTATGACTGGGTATATGCAAACTACGCAGTCAGAGATGAGCGAAATGCCAAGCTGATCTCTCAAAGAGTGCGAGAAAGCCTGCAAAGAGCAGATTCGGAGAAGATCTTCATCTTTGATGATGACAGCCGTCAGGAATACTATGTGTTTCTCAACGACGAAGAAGGCGCGGCGCTGGTACACAACTATGAAAGAGATGTCTGGTACAGATACACAGGACTGCCGGTGACCTGTGCAGGCCGCTTTTCCACAGATGTGTACTTCGGGCTTTCCACAGGGAAGGTCGTTCGTTTTTCGGAAGATTATATCAGCGATGACTTTGAAACGATCCCTGCGCGGTATATTTCCGGATCCATGCATCTTGGGACGCGGTACATGAGAAAGCACATGTCGGTGATCTGGGTCGCGGTGAAGCCCACAGATCACGCAAGCCTGATCGTAACGGTGCATTCGGACAAGAGAGCGAACTATGTGAAAAAGAAGCTGGACAGGCGGCTTGCAAACTTTATGAACGTGGACTTCGGGGACTTCTCTTTTGAGACGAACCGGGCGCCGACTGTGGAGCGGATGAAGATCAAGGTGAAAAAGTTCACATACTTGAACCTTGTGCTGGAAGCCAACACGGAGGAGCCGGAAGATCCGCAGCAGCGGCCTGCCATGTCGGATGCAACGGTGCTGGGTGTGGAATTCCGGGTGCGGACAACGGGATATGTGAAGTGAAGAAGTGCCTGCAGGCACCTCATCCGTCAGCTGCGCTGACACCTTCCCCTCAAGGGGAAGGCTTTGGAGGGGTGCTGAGGGGATAGGAGGTTTTTATGGTAGAGGCAATTTTGCTGATCGTGGCCATGGCGGCGCTTTGCTGCATGGCGGCGATGACGGCGGTGGTTTTTATAATGGCAGCGGACAGAAAGGAAAAGGCTGTGCCGCTGCCGGAGAAAACGGAAGAGGAGAAAGAGGCTGAAAGACAGCTGATCGAGCAGCAGAAAAGAGACATGGAAGCGCTGCAGGAAATGTTTTACGGGCCATTCTTCCCCAAAGGAGGCGATAGGAAGTGAAAGAAGTCGGGCATGAGAAGGTAGCTGCCTTGTATGACAAGGCGGTGCAGTTCAACAGTGGTATCAACCTTTATGAAAAGGTGGAAAAGAGCGAATGGTTCTTCATCGGTGATCAGTGGCGCGGCATCAACACGAACAACAATCCGTCTCCTGTTTTTAATTTTATGAAGCGCGTGACGCTGTTTCAGGTCGCCAAGATCTGCTCCGACAGCTTTGCCATTCAGACGGCGCCGCTGTCTGTGACCATGGATCACGACATGAAGGAACTGGAACATATCTGCGATGTGGTCAACAGACAGTTTGACCGCCTCATCGAAAAGAACAAACTGGTGAGCAAAATGCGCGAGTTTGTGAGAAACGCCGCGGTGGACGGAGACGCCTGCCTGCACTCCTGGTTTGATCCCACGATCAAGACAGGGCAGACGGCAAAGGGAGAGATCGTGACAGAGGTCGTGGAAAACACAAGAGTGCTTTTCGGCAATCCCACGGTCCGCGATGTGCAGCAGCAGCCGTACATTATTATTCCCATGCGGTGGGAAGTGGAGAAGGCCAAGAGAATCGCCAGGGCAAACGGAGAAAAGACCGACGATATCAGAGCGGACAACGAGGAAAATGCCAGCGAATATGACCGCATGACGGACAACAAGGTGACCGTGCTTTTGTACTATGCCATGGACTACGAAACGAACACCATCTGGGCAGGAAAGTACACCAAGGACGGCGTGATCGAAAAGCTGAAGGACACAAAGCTGGAGCGGTACCCGATCGTCTGGATGAACTGGGATTATGTGCTTGACTGCTACCACGGCTGCTCTTTGATCGAACAGCTGATTCACAATCAGATCTTCCTGAACAGAGGCTACGCCATGGTCATGCGCAGCATGATGACATCTGCTTTCCCCAAATATGTGTACAACAAGAATTTGATCTCGTTCTGGGACAGCGGCATCGGCAAGGCCATCGGCGTGACAGGTGGAGAGCTGAACAATGTTGCAAAGATCATAGAGCCTGCGCCGATCAGTCCGCAGGTGGCGCAGTTTTTGGAACTGGTCATGGATACTACGCAGAACCTGATGGGCGCATCCGATGCGGCACTTGGCGACACAAGACCTGACAATACCTCCGCCATTATCGCCCTGCAGAGAGCTTCCGATGCTCCGCTGGAGCTGGTGCGGCAGAACATGTATCAGGCGCTGGAGGATCTTGCGAATATCTATCAGGATATGATGCGCGTTTATTACGGAAGCCGCTATGTGATGGCTTCTCCGTTTACCAAGGAACAGCTGGCACAGCCGCCCCTTGGCATGATGCTCAATGACAACACAATGGTGGTCAATTTTGATTTCTCTGTTCTGGAGCAGATCCCCCTGTCGCTGTCGGTGAATGTGGGTGCATCTTCTTACTGGTCGGAGATCGCCATGGCGCAGACGCTGGATAATCTGCTGATGCAGAACAAGATCGACATTGTGGATTATCTGGAGCGCATCCCGGAAGGACGCATCCTGCGGCGTCAGGAGCTGATCGACAAGCTGAAAGGCATGATGGCGCAGCCGCCCATGACAGGCGGCGGCCCGATCACGCCGGAAGAGGAGATCGAAGTATCGGGCGGCGGTGGATACAGCCAGCTGGCAAGATCGCTCAATGAGACAGGCGTGGCGTGAGAGGAGGAACAGCAATGAGTCAGATTCCAAAACTGGAAGGCGATATGGAGTTTGTCGGCAAACTGAACACAAGACCGAATTTGCGTGACGGCCTGACCGATGCGCAGATGAAAGCGGCGTTTGATGCAGCCGGAAAGCTCATTCAGGAATATATCAACGATGAGCTGATCCCGGCGATCGATGCACAGAACATCCCGTTTGACGGAGAAACCGTGGAAGGCTCCACGGTCAAAGAGGCTTTGGAATGGCTGAATGGGCAGATCGGGAGCATCGTAGATGGTCAGATCCCTGTTGGAACAATCGACATGGAGAAGCTGTCCGGAGCTGTGAAAAATGTACTCAACAGCGGCGCGCCCATCATTGGTACGGAAGCGCCGGAGCAGACGAACGACGGGCAGGATCTTGTCGCGGGGCAGCTGTGGATGAAGGAGGACAGCCAAGGGGGCTATGAGTCGCTCAACATCTATCTGGATGGTGGAACCTGGTTCACCTTTGGGCAGACGCTGCTGCCGGTTGGAAGCGGCGGCACAGGCAGGACAGGCTTTGCAAGCGGCGCTCTGCTTTACGGTACAGGCAGTGGCATTGAAGGGCTGACTGCGTCGACGGAGGATGCGATTTTGGGCGGTAGTGCCGAAGGGCCTGCGTGGAAAAGCAAAAGTGATGTGGCGGCAATGCTGGGAGTTTTGCGGCGCAAGACGGTAACGTATATCGGTGAATACGATATGGCCGTAAGCGTAGTTAGCAGAGAGATAGAACTGGATAGTGATATCGAGCCTGTTATGGTGTATGTATATCGAAATGACGGTGCAGGAGCATATAATGCCGATTACTATGAAAACTCGTTTTTGCTGTATCAGGGGGCGGAAACAGTGTTTGCCGACAGCAACAACAGGACAAAAATTAAGCTTGATGGTAAAAAGCTTGTTCTCACCAAATACGCAGGTATCGGCGGTCCAATATACTTC